ATCAAGTATTGGGCGTAATGTTGGATTAATAAAATCTCTACCTTGAACATATCCTCCATTTTTTGTTGCGTGACCATATTCCAATAATATTACTATTGGTACTCCATTGTTTACATTTGAGTTATACCATGATATGCTTGCATAACCTTTTATATTCGTAACTGAATACGACCATTTACTAGCAGTATTTCCACTATCAATAGGAGTAGCCATTGCAAGTGCCGATACACCTTCTTGCCCATATTTATTTAAACTATGTAAATAATCTGCTTTTAATGCACTAGTTAAAAACTTCTCTGTTTTAGAAAAGTTTCCAGTCTGTTTAAATGATATCATATGATGACACTCCTTTCATTATCCTTTAGTGTTTGCTGCGTTTTTACGTTGCTCATTTAATGATCTATTTCGATCAATTAATTCTTGTCTACTCATTTTTTTAGGTGGGTTAGTCTTAACGTTGCACACTCTAATTAATGTTAGCAATCTATTTAGATGCCAGGTATGACAATCATATGCAATGTTAAAAGCAGTCATCCAATAATATATCAACTCCGATGTAATAATTTCTTTGCTAGGGGGACCATCCTGCTTTGCAAACCATGTTGCCGTCATAGGTAAATTTATGTATCTATTTACCTGGTCAATTACATCTGATGATAAGCATATGTATATTATTGGATCGACGTTTTTTGTAATTGTCATGCATCGTATATAATCTAATGTTTCTTCATCATTTTTTTTAGTTCCAAGAAACGGCTTACACCATCTGGATTCCCATTTTGAAATTGATACTAATGAATGTTCTAACGTTAATTGTGTTTCTTTTGTGTTGTGGAAAACTTCATCAACTGGATCATATTGTTCAGTTGCTGGGATTGTAATGTTTAACATTATTAGTTCTCCTTTATATTACTACTATACTGATTGAATTGGGGTTGATGTTGCTGCTGGAATTTTTACATTTGGTGTTATACCATTAACAAAAGTTGCTGCTGCATTTGCATCAGTAGCAAGTTCCATAAAAATTATTGAATATGCTTCTGTTTGAGAAAAATCATCTCTCAATGCTTGATTCTTAACAAACTTACGACCATCTAATGATTTCTCACCATATGCTCTTAATACTAAATCTTTAAATATTTCAATAATCTTTGGCATGTTTTGTTCTGCAATTAATTTCTTAATAACAGCAGATAATCCACCATCTTTTGATAATTCCATTTCTGTTGTTTCAGCTTGCGATAGATTAAAATAGAAATCCTCAATTCTTTCTTTATCATTATAATCAGTATACTTAATTGTCTTCTTTAACATAATAGTCTCCCTTCGAGATTAAAAATAAAGGGACCCGTATGAGCCCCTTTCCAAATATTGTTTATCAACCAGCAACTACTGGAAATAATGTTAATAGTTCTGCTGGTAATGGCATTCTTGCTGGTATTAATTCGTCGCCATAAAGAATAGCCTCTAATGCTAGTAATTTTGCTGCGTCTACTTTAGTAGAATCAATTGTTATTGCTGCTGCTGGTTTTAATCCCGGTACTGCAACTGGTGTTGTTGCTAATTCCCATGAGAATGTAATAGCCTCTGGAGAATCGTTTACTGATGCATAAGCTTTCTCAGATGGAGACGCTGTTGCATCATAGATCAAATGCAATTTATATCCGTAATCGTTATTAGCGATATCGTTTCCAAGAATTGTCCTATAGCAAAGTCCAAATGCTTTTCTTGTTTGTTGACCAACAATAACACCTTTTGATAATTCTGCTGATCCATCACAAATTGCAAATTCATCTGGGTATGTATATGCTTCAATTGTTGCACCGAATTCCTCGGCTGATCTAAGATCTAGATATTTAATATTATCTGCGTAAAGCGGATTTGATTCTGCTCCAGATGGACTCTCGGTTACGGCTGTTAAACCATTCCAAGCAACCCCCAATGGATACGCTCCAGTTGCATCTTTTGGATACAACACTCCCTGATTTACACCAGTTTCATACAGACGTTTACTTGAACCGTCCCAAACTAGTTTAGGCATAATTTTATTCCTCCTTATTTTTTATTAATAATATATATCAAAAACCTCATGATTTAGATTAGCCGATACAAAATGTCTGTCAAATTTACACATTGGAAAATTGTCTATTATTTTGTCAAACACATCTAAATCCGGGTCTTCGGATATTAAAGTTACTTGATATCTTTTTGTATTTGCATACATTTTATTGTTTGCATATTTTGAATCACATTCTAAAACATTATATATTATGCATGGATACTTCATAATATGTGATGATGGGGGTTGAAAGTCCACGTTATTTGAACCTAGTACTACGACTAGTTCTTCTTGCAGTTTAAGCCTGCTTGCCACTGTACACACCCCCAATAGTCAATATTAATCTAGGATATAGCGTTTCAACTGAACTAATAGTCCACGCGCAACCCATATACACTACATATCTCATTGCGTAGAAATTCTTAACGGCAAATTGGTCGGCCACAATACTTATTTTATTGCTAAGACTTAAATCATCATTTACCTTATCTGTAGATGACCAACGTCTGGTGTTTTGGAGTACATCCCCATATGATGTTTTTTTAGTAATAACTTCCATATGAACACCAGGTGCCGTTTCCGTATCTATTCCATAGCCAATTGTACCACTCCACTTTGCCATTTTGAATTCCTCCTAATTATTTATTATCCAACTACTGCTGGAGTTGATTCGATTGCAATTGCTGAGAAAGGCTTAACTAATGCTCCAGAACAACGAGTCTCGATAAGGTACTTTTGCTGATTGTAATCGATATCAAAATCATCAAACATGTTTACTGCTCCACCTTTATCTGCACCAACATTGTAATCCATAAGATTTACCATGATACCGAGAAGTGTATAAACTTTTGTATCTGTGCCAATTCTAGTACTACCAGTAATTGGTTCAACTGTAATAACATCAGAAACACGAAGTGCTGTAGCAAGATCTTGTACTGTGTTATATATTCTACGTCCAGTTGTATCTTCGATAAGTAAACAATCTGTTACTACATCTTCTGTTGTGAATAATGCAGGGTTGCCAGATCCTTTATATAATTTTCTGCTTTTAATAGCAGTTCTAATAAAGTTCTTAGCTTTCATATCGTCAGTATCATTTGCTGCATATGTAACTGTTGCTTTAACTGTGTATAATGCTTCATCTGTCCAGATAGGTCTAATATTTACAGCAAGAATCTTATCATCAGAAGATGAAAGTCTACCATCACCAATAAGAATAGCACGAGCAATTTCCTCGTCAAGCATCATTCTCATTTCAGTCTTTAACCAAGCTACTACATCGAAATCTGTAATATCAACGATATCATCACGATCCAACTTTTGTTTCTTGTAGATTGTTGTTGGTGTAGTAGTTCTTTTTAGTAATGAGAATACTTCTTCTTTCTTAAGAGATCCTTTTATGTAACCTTTAGCTCTTGCTTCGTCTTCTGTAATATCAGCAGACATTGATTTGATTCTACTAAATGGTGTGTGGTGTGTTGATGCCATTACTTTTGCTACCCATGCCATTTCACGTGTAACAAAATCTGGTGCTGCATTAATTGCTTGTGCATCTGGGAACATGTAATCAATATTGGTAATGCCATATGTATCAGCATGTGCTAAGAAGCTATCTTTCAAACTTCCACTACGTTTTGCATCCTTAATAATTGTTTCCATTTCAGCATGGCTAAGTGTTTTACCTTCTGAAGCAGCACCTAATCCTTCTTTTCCTTCAAATAAATTATGTTTAACTGTTCCTTGTTCCATATTATTATCTCCTCCATTTTCTGGTGCAGCATCTTCTAATGCTAGTCCCACCATTGCATACATTACAGTTTGCTGCTCATCTGTCATTGAATCAATGACATCTTGTGTTGTCTTATCATCTGTTGCTTTTGGATCTGTTGCTTTTGGATCTGTTGCTTTTGGATCTGTTGCTTTTGCATGTTCCAAAGCATTCTCCAATGGTTTTTCTTCTACTATCACATCGTCCTCCTTCTTTGTTATTGGATCTTCTTCGGAATGACTAATATCTAGAGATTCATCATACCCTACTATCATACCACTAGATTCATCATCGCCATGCACCATTACATTATCAATAAATGCACCAGGATTAGCACCAGCCATTACAAGACTTACTTCACGGATTATTCCATGAATAACATTTTTACCAGCCTCTTGTAATTTATTAGCAAATATAGATAATGAACGTATATCACCATGCACAACAGCTTCTTTTGCAGCTTTGCCCGATTCACTATCATTAAACGAGCAAAAAGCGTATACACCCTCATCTCTATTCTCTAACATAGCGTGTCCAAGCACATCTGATGCTTCGTCATGTTGATGATTCCATACTAATGGAACAATTTGTCCACTATTACCTTTGAACGCATCTTTACGAATTGTTCGTCCATCAGAACATGGTAGATCATTCTTGGTGGCCCATCCACCAAAGTCATACTTAACCATTTTGATTATCTCCTTCGTTATTATTTGTTGTTCCAGATGCATCCGAAGTTGAATTCTGGTTTACTTGACTTATATTACTATTGTTAAGCTTATCAGCTTTCGGATCAGAGGATGGTTTACGTCCAATAATTTGACGTATTTCATTTGATGTTAGTATTTCATTTCTAGTAAATTTATCTGCAATTTCTGCAAGTTGATTTACTGGAACCAATTTAAATGGGTCTCTAAAGGCCACTATTGATTTCTTTTGAGTTCTTGCTGTTTTACTTAAGAACGTTCGTTTCATCTCATCAACAATAACCGAAACTATTGGTTCGATAGTTCTTGTATAATAGTTCAGCATTGTTTGCTCATCTGCTGTACCATCCAGAATTGATTGTGTCATTCCTAATTGAGCGAATGCTTGCGCCGTTAAGAATTCAATTGTTTTCATTAATGTATTTTCGACAGACCTATTTAATTGTGTTATTTTTTCAGTTCCATCAGTGTATGCAATACCATACTTAGAACCAGCTAATTGCATTTCAATATCCGTTCTCCTAGACTCAGCTTGCTTCTTTCTGGCTTCCGATTTTATAACATATGGAAGTTGTATAATTAAATCTAATTTTCCAGACGCCGTTTGTTCATCTGTCACGTCAAGTAAACTAAGTTTTCTTATAAGTCGTTGCATCGTTGAGTTTGGTTCATTTATTAATGCATATAGTGGATTCTCTATTATGGCCACAGTACTTTTTGCAACTGTAACATCTTTCTTAAGACCTGTCTGATCATCATATACTCTAACACGTATGTGTGCTGGCATCCATTCTATAATTTCACCAACTCGCATTGTATTAATATCATATGAATCAGTAACATTTGGATTGTCCGTAGTGTCTATTGGTACCAATGCAACAGCGCCCTTATCCATCATAGTAATTACAGCATCCTGAATAAATGCTCTAGCCGTTTGATCAATGTTTGTAGCTAGTGTTAAACATTCGTTTAATCCAGAAGGAATATCACTTATGTAACAATCATTATCGTCTAATTGACAATGTTTAAAATCTATGGCTGCAACATCTAATGCCATACGAACAAAAATTGCTGTAACTATTGATCGTTCATTTCCTCTAGTTAATCTAGGTCGATCCGGTCTAGTGGAATATACTGCACCCATTGGCACAAAATCATCCGTTGGATCTCTATTAAGAAATGTGTTCCAAGATCGTTTTACTCTATCTCCAAATCCCATTATTTATGACGTCCTCCTATTTTTTTCTATTAAGATATTCTCCAACCATACCACCAGCATTATAAAGAGTATTAAGTTTAGTTAGATATGTGCCAACCTCAACATGTCCTCGTTTAACTAATATTGCTCCTGCAATACTACCTAATACTATATTAGTTAATCTAGAACTTGACGCTTGTGCGAAATTTTTACCATTAACTACTTTTTTCGGATCGAAATGTTTTTTTACTTTTTTTACTTTTTTTACTTTTGGAATTGATGATGCTACTCCTTTTTTGTACCCCCAATGCATGCCGGGTACACCAACATGGTATAATTCGGTATTATTATATTGCCACATTGTTAATCATCCTCCTATTCAAACGCATCTTTGTTAAGTTTGAATGCCACATATCCGTCCATTAGGGCAGATACAGCATCGATCTTTTGTTCGTATCTCTTTTTAAATAACTTTCTATTTCCATTGGTATCCTCTAATGTTATACAATTACCCATTGTAAAGGTCATTAACCCCTCATCAAATATAAGCATTCTTTCTTCAGATAAACTTTTAAGTTCACCCAATGGAACAGATTCTGTCTTAGCACCTTGAATAACTTTCTCAATACCAAAAGGACCATTTTCAAGTTCCCATCTAGATACAAATTCTTTTGCATTGTATGGATCATAACCAAAACATCTAACATCATAACCCTTTTCAATAATATGCTCGTCCAGATCTTCATATACATTGGTCATATCTAAAACTGTACCATCTAAAACTATAAGACTTCCCTCAATCATAAACTCATCGTATTTTATTCGCATCGCTGCTGGTAATTTACTTAATGTTAATGATGATATATAATTTCTAGTCTTGACGCCAAACTCACCATTTTTCAATGGGAATAAGAATGTGAATGCACAGAAATCATCACCCTGAGATAAATCGGCGCCCATTGAGCAAGGCATATTCCAAAATTCTCTTTTTCTATGTGGTAATGTCTCTTCGTATGTGAAATAATATGTATATCCTTCCATTGGAATACCGAATCGTTTTGCTAGTATATCATTTCTAGATGCTGGTGCTTTTTCAGCTCGTTCAACATCTAATTGATACGTATCATAACTAACAGTTCGTCCTAAGTTTGGATTTGCTTTTATCCACATATCTGGATTTGATATTTCTGTAATATCATCTAACTTATACCACCATATGGAAACATGAGGGTTAATATAATCGCCTTTTAATATGTCGGCCAACTCAAGTTTTATAGTATCACCAGAACCATTACGAACCGTTCCTTCTGAACTAATAGCAAGTATCAAATAATCTTCATTTTTAGACGCACCTTGTTCTAGGGCACCAATTACATCTTCTCGTATATCTCCAGATAACCACTCATCCACAGTATTTATTCTGCTGTTTAATCCTTGTAGTTTATCTATACTCATAGCTCTAATCTCAAGCATTGATCCTGTAAGAAAGTTCTGTATACCTTTTTTAGTCGATGCTAGTTTAGTTCTATTTGCTTTTGACCCTGTCGTATTTTGCAACGATCCTTCTGTAAGGAATTTAAACAATGGCCCTCGTGCTCTAACAATAGATGTTCTTATTGGCGATAGTACTTCTTCTGCTTGCTTCATTGTTGGCGCAGTTGTTACTTGATGCGTTGTTGATGTATCAACATTTAAAAAATAACTATGTATGCAAGCGGCGAACATTGATTTTGCAGCGCCTCTTGCTACGATTAAATATTGTTTATTTACTAATCTTTTTTTAACAGATTTCTTAACATAATGAC